AAAACTCCTGTCGTGGCTAGTGTCAGTCACCCAATGCGACTGTCAGGGTTATTAGTTTATATATCATATATTAAAAAAGGGGGGCTGTGAAGCCCCCCTTTCTGTCTAAAAGAAACCGAACTAAGCGGCTCCCGGTGTTCCAAACACGCAACGCCAGTCAGATACACCAAAGCTGTATCTTTCCCGCGCTTTATAACGCATGTTACCAGTATCAAAATCACCTTCCATAGCAGTGCGAAGAGGCGTTCTTTGAAACAGTTTAAATCCATTCGGACAATCTGTCTTAATATAAAACGCATCAGTGTCTGTTAAGAAATGATTAACAACTGCGCCATCAGGCAACATACCCATTGACTTCGTTGCATTGACATCGTTATCAGCACTACCCGGACGTAAATTACTGTTAAGTAATCTTTCGGCTACAAACTGCAATTCTTTTGGAATTATCAATTTTTGACCACGAATAGCGACCTTTAAGCCTCGCTCGTCTTTTGCACCTGCAACGTCAATAAGCATCTGTTCTAAAGATGTCTCGTTGAGGTCAGCAGCTACGGCCAGAACATTACTTTGAGTGCCGTTAATGGTTGGGTGTGAAGCACTGCAAAGTGCAACCCCATCACCAATAGCACTCGCACCTGCTGTAAACGCATTGTTTAGGACAGCAGCAGCTTTGATCTGTTTAGTTTGAGACATAGAACGGGCTAATGCTCGTGTGTAACGACTTGCCAGTCTATCATACAAGTTATCCTCAACAGCTTCTTCTGTAATAGAAAAGGCCAACGCAATTGTTTCGTGAGTGTAACGCGCTGTATAAGTCTCTTGTGCGTCATCAAAATTAACACTTCCGCCTTCAGATTTAACTGGGGCAGTAGAAAATCCTGATAACATTACATCTTCTTCAAACGCACGATCTGAGCTTTCTTCATCAAAGATCTCTGCGTGTTCAGAATCATAACGGTCATACTCTAGCCCAAATAAGGCATTTAGACCGGGTTCTAGCTCTTTAGCTAGTTGTGAACGTGAAATCGCCATTGTACTAGCTCCTTTCTAGATACCAGTTGAATCTGCGGTGGTTTGTGAAGCAAACCCACGAGTCGCAGCGTTGAAATGAGCGTTAAGGCGAACTAAAAGCGGATATCCTGCCGCAGTTAGGTCTGAATTAGCTGCATCATCTATAATACCTACAATTCTGAGAGGTAAAGTAGCTGTTACAGCAATCGAACTTACCGATAACGCCGAATTAGACTTTCCAGTACCTGTTGCTCCTGTTCTTGCTGAAGTACCTAAAGAGGCATTAGCAAAAACGGCAGCTTGAGCGGTTGCTACATTTGTTAATGTAGCATCTGTTGCAACTCTAAAAAGTTGATTAGGGTTGTCTGCAACAAACGCCTTTACTGGATAGTTTGTGTCTACTGACACTGAGTTGGAACCGGGCCAGAAATTCTTCCAAATTGTCTTGCCTGTTCCTGAATCTACGTATTCAATACCTGTTAGAACACCCAAGGCTTGTGTTGTACCACCACTAGTAGCTCCTGCATGAGCAATCACGCCAGCAGCTAGTGGGACACAAATTGAACCATTAAAAATAGGGTTAGTATCATCGTTTGCAATTTCATACTCGGTTACACCCGTTGTATTTGCATTGCCGCCGACAATTCCTACAGGAATCAAACCATAGGCTGAGCTTTCATTAGCCATTAGTTATTACTCCAAAAGTTGATGGCAGTAATTATTCCTTATCTTTACTACCAAAAGTTACACGACTTTGACGTTCAGGTTTACTGATCGTCATAGATGAATGAGAATTCTCACGCAGCATATCATTGTCCACCGCTTGCATCTGGTCTTGGCTACGACTATCAAAATAAGCCTTACGTTCTGCTATGGTTTCTAATGGTATCCTTGCAAGAAGCAAACCACCAACGCCAAATACCCCTTCGTATTTTCCGGTATCAATTATAGGAGCCTCAAAATCAGGATATTCATCTTGTCTCACAAGTTCATACCCTTCACGAATTCTTGCGGAAATGTTTTTGCGGTCATCAAAACCACGCACTTCTGCTCGTATCCATCTGTGTTTAAAGCCCTCCGGAGCGGGGGGAGCGTCCAGCATAGTGGGTGGGGTCCACGGTTTACGCCTAACCGATTTTTCCCGTGTATCCTTTGCGCGAGGTTTGCGACTAATAGAGTTAATTCCGTCTAAGGTTGCATCAGTCATTTCATTAATCCTTCACGTATTTCGCGTACTCTTCGAGAGGCACACCTAATTTTTTAGCGATAGCTACTTGGGAAGAGGTGAGTCTAACCTTTCTACCCCGCCCTTTACTACTTGTGTTGCGGGAAACCGAAGCAACATTCTGAGCGGGTTTTCGTGCTGCTTCCCCGGTTGAAAACTTATGCGGAAACTCGTCACGCATACGCCTATCTAGCTCATTGTAGTATTCATCTGTGTTAGTGTCAAAGGATTCTTCTTCAACCATCTTCTTGTGAATACCAAACGCCGCGTATGTCATAGCATCATCGGAACCAAACCAATCGTTTTTATTAGCCCATTTTTCTGCTTTGGGGTCAGGTTTAGCCTGCGTTGTGGCAGCCTGCGCGGGTGCGGTTTGCGTAGCTTGCGCTTGGTTGTAAGCTTCTAATTGTTTTTGATAATTTTCTTGCTCAACCTTCGCCTGCCTAATTCTTTCCCTAGAAACCGTAACTTCAGACAATTTCTTCTGCGCTTCAACTATAGCATCAGCATCCCCTGAATTTAAAGCATCTCTTAACCTTTGTTCCGCAGAACCTTCCTCGGCATCAACACGATTAGTGTATTCATTTAAATACCCTTCATCCAAAGTTTGCATACGAGAACGCAACTCCTCAGATTCTCCCTTAACATTTTCAGCATACACTAAAGCGGCTTTTTCTCTTCGTTCCGCCTCACGCATCTTTTTAGTAAGCTTATCTATTCTTTTTTGAACATTATCCGTATATTCGGCTTGCTCGCTTTCTTTAGGGTCAGGTTTTTCCCCTGTACCTCCTACTAATTCTAAAGAACCTTGTTCTTTTTCCGAAGCATCTTCTAAAACAATTTCTTGTTCTTTGGAATCTTCTTCTCCTACATCGATGGTAAGCTCTTCGTTTTGTCCTGCTAATTGCTCTGCGGTAGATTTATTGCCCATTATGTCCTCCTAAAAATGCAAAATGTCTTCGGGATCTAAGATAGTAGCAAGCACCTCATCATCGTTGAGTATCCTTACTTCTCCCCCTTCTATCCTAAATCGAGATCCAGCGTAGCGGGCAAAAATAACCCAATCACCCTGCTCACACCAAGCTTTTTCAGGGAACTTCTCTTTGTCTCGATAGGCCAAAGGACCTACTTTAAGCACATAACCCGCAACCGTAGCTATGTTAGAATCTTCTTGGACTTTGTGCGGAAGATAAATGCCGCCTTCTGTTTTACCTTTCCCTCTATACGGTAAAATAAGAAGCCTCCACCCTGTAGGCTCCGGCATCCTTTCTAGTGTACTTTTATCAATTAAAGTAGGATCTAGGACTCTTTCCTCTTTTTTAACATAATGAGAGGGTACTTCTTCTTCTTTTGCTTCTTCTTGCACGGTAAACGTAGGTTTCGTGTCAGTCATCTATATGCTCCTGTTTATCTAGCAGGCTCTGGAGTTCCTGTTTAATAAAATTAATGCCGTCTAATTCGCCCATTAGAGCTTGGTAGGTTTCCATACTTGAAACACCTTTATTCTCCAAAACATCCAATATTTGCTGGCGGCGTTGTTTAATTAGCTTCAATATAAAGCTAGAAGTATCTATAGTATTTATGCCAATTAGTACCTCCTATGCAAGATTTTGTAGAATTAAAGCTATAATATACCCAAACACAAATCCTGCAAGTATAAAAATACACGTTGTTTTACGAAACTTGTTCCAAACAAAAGAAACCGTGTCTTTTTGCTCTCTTAAATACTTTTCTACATCATCTATTGCATCTAAAGTCTTTTCATCCAAATTAGTTTTATCTAAAACATATTCTTGCAAAATGCTTTTGTCTTTTACAAAAACATCCCTGTCTTTCTTCTTAACCGTTTTTGCTTTCTTAACTGTTTTCTTAACAGCCATTATACTCTCTCCTATTTATTTTTTAAAAAACTTTGCTGCACTTCTTACACCGAAGCTTGCCGCTACGATAACGCCAAGGCTTGCAGTATACCAAGTCGGAGCTTTATCTAAAGCTTCAAACCCTTTCATTACAATCTCAACACCCCTCTCTCCTGTGAAAGAAAGTATTAATGGTATCGACCAGAGTCCTAGTATCCATTCATCTTTCCAAGANTCTTTNGAGGCTTCNGCCATCGTTTGATCCCAGTCTATCTCGCCTGTTGCCATCTTTGTCTTACGTTTTTCGATAGCAACTTTCAATTCACCTGCTGCTTTTGTTTGTTCTACTTTATTTTGTAGGTAACTGGTTGCTATGCCACCGACTGCCGATACTATACTTCCAAAGATCATGTCCAAGACTCCTTCTTTCCACCATAGTAAGGTCTAGCGTGACCCTCTGAGATTAAAACCTCACACACATCACGCCCATCTTCTAAGATAGGTCTGCCTAGTATCCTACCAAACTTTCCTTTTCCATCTTTATATGTATTCATAATAAATTTTTTGGGTAGGAGTTCTTTGGCTCTTGCTTTTGCAGCCAACCCCAGAGCTTTCTCTTCAAGGTTTCGAGTACGAGATTCGGGAGTATCAATACCAAAAAACCGAATATACTGATTGTGAAGATATACACCGAAGCCAAGGTCAATATCAACAACACTGGTATCAGCATCAACCACCCGTACAAGTTTGCAGCGATAACTGTAAATGTTTTCATTCATTACCCAAACCTATGTTTTTGAGACTTTGGGGGAGACTTTGTGCTTTTTCCTTTACCTTCTCCCGCCCAAAACACTTTGTTAGCCCAAAACGCCGCAGAAGTCTTACCTTTTGCTATGTTCTTACCGTGTCGCGCTTTAAAGGATTTTCGGGCTTCAGGGCTATAGTTATGCCCCATTCCCTGCGCCCCAAAACGTATAATCTTTATGTCCCCATCCCCCTCTCTGACAGCTACTACTGCCTTCTTTGTCTTATGAGAAGGTGTTTTTTTAGGTTTGTTTAAACCCTTTAAGCCGTACCTATCAAGTTTCTTCTTGTCGGTTTTTGATAAACTCATGCCTTTCTATAGCTCCTTGTCTTTTGAGCGATTTTTTTAGGCTGCTTACTAAACTGCTTGCCCTTCTTTGTGTCTTCACGCTTTTTTCTTGTGGTTGCCGCATACTCTTTGGATGATAAAGATTTGAGGGCACTAGCTGGAAGATATCTTTCTCCTGTTTTAGCAGAAGGCTTTCCAGATTTAGTTCCCCACTTTTGCTTAGTCCACTTACTTAAACTCTTTTGCGATTTAGCTTTAGCCACGATACCCACCCCCTGCTTTCTTGTAACTAGAAGCAAGCAGTTGTGCTTTGCGAGCAGACCATTGCCCTGCCTTACCACCCTTGGTTCCTGACTTAATTTTATTAAACAATCGTTTACGCATAGTAGGTTTAGTATAATTACCTGCTTTGTTTACAGTGCTTTTTTTCTTAACAGCCATTACTTTTTCCTGTTGCTTGTAAAACCAAAGTAAGCTCCTACGACCCCTGACATCGCAAGGTATTGCGTCATTATAATACTCTCTGCTTCTGCCATACGTTCTGGATACAAAAGAGTAGCTATAGTCGTTGCTAACATTGCAAGTAATAAACACCAACACATATACCTGCGATTAGACTGGTAGACTTCTTTGTCAGGTATATTCTCATTCATTTAAAATACTCTAACTTTCCATCTAAGTTTATCTTATTTAGTTGATCTCTAATCTTTCTAGTCTGGTCTTCTATTTTCTCTTCTTGCTTCTTTAGCTTCTTCTTTTGTGAATAAGCTTTTTTCATTAACTTTTCAATGTCAGAAACCATTAAGGAACCCTTCCTGAAACAGACTGTACAAACTCTTGTACGCTTGCCACAACATGCAATCTACCGCCTGTAGCGGCTGTTGCCTTTAAAACTTCTGTGGGTTGTAGCACTAAATCTCTAGTTAAAAGCTCAACTGTGCCATTTGCCCCAACCGCCGCAACTTTGAACAAACTAAACACATCGGACCCATTTGTTAATGTAAGGGTGAGAGTATCGGCATTGCCAGAATCCTCAGAAACAAGGATGGAATTTACAATCGAAAAAGAGACATTAGTGGGGGCTGTGTACAGAACAGTTGCGCCCGTCCCAGTCAAGTCCAATTTTGCATTGGTTGCCCCTTGGATATATTGAGAGAAACTTGCTATGAGCATCATGTTTTCTTTCTCTTTTTACCTCTTTAAAGGCATTTAACAAATAGTAAATTTGCCACCACGTAAAGCCCCGCCCATGCCTCTGGATTGACCTTTTGTAACAATACCATCCATTGTGTTAGGACCGTCAGACTCAACCGCTTGAGAATAAGGCATTTTGCCTTGTCCTTTAATATCGGAATAAGGCATTGGTTTTGATGGATTTGATGGTTTATTTCCTGTGTATTTTACTCTAGACATATTAGCCTCTTTTCTGTTGTTGTCTTAGTTGTTCACGTTGCATAGCAGCTTGTATCTTAAGCTGGGTTTGGTTCATTTGAGCTTGTTGCCGTAAATCAAATTCTTGTGCTTTACGTGCTACCTTTTGCGTATCTAAGTTAAGCTCCGCTTGATCAAGGGCGTTATCCGCTTGATCNTTTTGCGCCCTAAGTTGAAGTTCTTGTTGTTTCAAAGCCACAACGGGATCAGGCGGTTGTTGATCTGCACCTGTCACTTGAGCATTAATTGCTTTTAACCCTTGCATTCCTTCCGCAATAAACTGCGATTTCAAAGCTTCAAAAACAAGATCTCCTTGCATTTGAGGGGCAGAGTTTGTTTGTTGTTGATAAACTTCTTTTGCTTGTTCTGTCGCTTGAATTTGAACATGCTGCATAATGTGTTTTTGAAGATCCATTGCAATACGAGGAATCTGGGCAACCATAGGAGAAGCACCAAAAACCATGTGCGCCATAATATGTGCTTGATGATCTTGTTCCTCAAAAGCGGTAAGGGGCGTTCCAGAAAAAGTGTCTATGTTTTCCTGTGCCGCGTCCTTTGGAACTTCCTCGGTAGTGCTTGGAGGAAGCAGTATCTTATCTACGTCCCTAACATTCAAGGCTTCGTACATTCTTCTATACACTTCGTACATATTATGAATTTCAGGAGCTTGCATAGCAAGCTGTATCTCAGTCTGTGCAAGCGTAATTCTTTGTGCTTGAGAGAATATGTTAGGATCAGAAATAGGGACAACGTCTACTCTATCATCAAAATCCTTGGCAAANACCATCTGGTCCCCACCCTGCACCGTGTAGGGATACTCTTGAGGAAGATAATCCGCCATGACTTGAGACAAAAGCTTAAACTCTATTCGCATTGCATAATGAAGGCGTTTGTGGACCGCCGACATTACTCTGGAACCTTGTTCCATCATAGCAATTGTCGTCCCAACAGCCGCCGATTGATTGCCATCGCCTACTTTTAAGTCTGTAATCGTAGCAAAACGCTGTCCAGCTTGGACAACAAACCCTAAAAGTTGAAATAAAGTCGGGTCAGGACCTTTAAACGGTAAAGGCATCAAGGAATCACGAATTGCGCCCCCCGGAGCATCAACATCCCTAAATTCTCCGGGTTGTAGAGGACTCTCGTCATCTCTTATGCGTAATCCACGCGCTTTGAACCCTGCTGGGAGGTTGGACAGCGTTCCTGCGTCAATTAATTGCCGTAAAGCGGCGGTTGCTGTGCGAGAAAGCCCTCCAATCGTGTGAATTAGACCTAATCCGTAGAAACCAAAACCCGGAAGGAACTTATAATGCACAAAATACTGTGTTTTTTTGTAGGTAGGGTCGTTTTCTTCGTAATTTCTACGAATAGACAGTATTTTTCCGTTATCTTGACTGATTGTCACAATATAAGGAAGCCTAATTCCTGTTTCTTCGCCATCCGCATCCTTGTCCTCATACCCGACAAGGTCTAAATCAACATGACACTCTAACAAGGTACAGTCATAGTCCACATTTGAAGCAGAAACACCGTCTATCTTGTCTATTTCTTCTATAACGCTGTTCGATTGGGACTGACTCGGTAAAACATCTATATCTCTGTAGAACCCTGCAATCTGTTTTTTTCTCAAATCATTCATAGACATACGCACAACATGCGTAATGTTTGGACACGTTTCTAAATCATTTGCCTCATAAGGCACAACAAGGTTCTCCGCAGGTACAAACTTACTAACGGCACGGCTCAAACCTGAATCGTAGTATACTTTCTTAAAGGTAGAACCCGCCAGTGGAAGGTAAAACAGCATTTGATCAAGTTCTGGTGTGTACTCTTCCATTACGCTGGTTATGTAATAATTCATAAACTGACGTACACGTTGTGCTTGATCCTCCTTCTCTTTAGTAACAGACCCCATCACATCTGTACGGACGGGGCCACTTGCAGGAAGCAATTCGTTAAACGCTTGAGCCTGAAACTGAGTGGCAGCTTCGGC